CGGTGGTCGCCGTATCATTGTAAAGCTTCTTTCCCGAAGGTTAAGATAAAAGGGACTGAAAAGGAAGTAGCTAAATATGAAGCCAAGCTAAGGAGTCGCTTTATATCTGCCTTCCATGGATCGGTTGAGCAGCAGGCGAAGAGAATCAGCGGCTTGCTTGACGAAGCAATGGATAAAGCTGTCTGGGAATGGCCCAGAGAAACGCATCGATTGAACAATTCTATCGTCGGCAGTCCCAGGAATATTGTTGACTTAGGTGAGTTAAAAAAATCTAAAAAGGTCAGTACCGATTACGGCAAAACATTTGGAGCTTTGACGATTCGATACACAGCTCCCTATGCCTCGTTCGTTCACTGGGGGGCATATATTTATCCCTATGGCAACACATCTAGAGGGAGAGTTTACACTCCAGCAAGACCTTGGATTTATTATGCGTTGGCAAACAGGCCAACGGAGGACAAGAATGATATTAAAGCATTTATTGATGCTTTACGTAAAGATATGGTAGCAAAACTGAAGGCAAGCAATAGCTGATTACCGATTGGCATCATATACCAGCTTTTGCGAAATAATGGGCAAGCCAAAAAATTCTAGTCTTCCTTTTGTGGTTTCACCACGTTTGGAACCGATGGAGGATACAATTGGAAACCCTGACTATGGCGAGGTTAAGATTACGAGAAAAGGATATTTGACTGTTGCTGAAAAGGCGTTTGTTGATTCTGTATTGGCGGGAGATAGCTCCATTTCTGGGCTAAGGCGATTGGCAGTTGAAATCTCAAGAGAGACAGGGTTTTCGCAAAGTCAGGTTTTGAATGACATTTCAGATATGGACAACTTGAAGGACTATCTAGTTCCTTATACTTCAAAAATTATTGGAGCTGTTGAGGAGATGTCTAGTTTTCAGCAGAAAAGAGCTATAGCTTGCACGACTGGCTTGATGATTCATAGGGTCGATAAAGATTGGACGATTGAAAGAACTTTGAATGATTTGCCTTTTGATATTTTGAGTGATTTTAGCGCTTTTTACGATGAAGAAGAATCTAGGAACTTGGAATACCTAGAAAAGAAGTACGCAGAAAAGAATAGTGACCCTGAAGTAGAACAAGAGGGAAAGGAGTAGGGGCTGGCGAAGCCCCTGTTTATGATTTTGAAAAAGCGTTCTGGGATTTAAAGCATGGCTATCCAGGGGATCCCGATTTTTCCTTGGAAAATTATTGCAACCAGCCCTATCATTATGTAATCTTTGCAGCCGAAAGGCTCTGGGAAAATCAAAGAAATCAATATCATGCTGCAGAGTTGCCAATAGCGAATCTCGCTGCAATGACAGCAAATCAAAACAGGGATCCCAAGAGACAAAGAAAACCCTATGAATTTAAGGACTTTTTCTTCTTTGAACCTATTAATAGTAAAAATTTGCCTGAGGGGCGCTTTGGAGCTGCGGCGTTGGAGCTACACAAAAGAGGGCTGCTGCCTTCTTGGAGCCTTTTCTGCTTCCCTCAGTTGACGACTAATGCGACAAGAGGATACATACCCGCAACATGCGCTTTAATGAACGAAAATGCGATTTTGTTGCACCCAGTTCAAAAAGAAGGAGGCTACCAAGGCATGTTGATCGCCAGGGAAGCCGCGTCTGGTAAAGTCTGCGACTTTACTGATGACAGAGGACGAATCGTGAAATTGAAAGTACCACACATTCAGACAAAGATTATCGCAAATGAAGAGTCTATTCTATACCCGTAGGCCAGTCACCTAGCAATTGATTAGCATATTCTTCAACAATACGAGAGTCTTCTTCGTCGTAAGGACTGAAGTTAGAAAGTCCACCGGACAGCCATTGACGAATCCTCCATTCGGACTCAATCGTATAATATGGCTGTATCCTGAACCACGCAACCCAGTCACTGCTTGACTTTGATTGATTGCATTCGGCGCAAGCAGGAATACAGTTGGTGGTTCGATCTTCGCCACCACGGCTTTTTGGCCTGACGTGATCTACCGTCAATGATTCATCTGCAATGGGTGGTTTGCCACAATAAGCGCAACGATTATTCCAAGCATCTTTAATGCTCTGCCGCCATTGTTGACGGGCTTCTCTTCTTGTTAGTGCTGACATGTTGAACAAATAATCTGAAATCCTCTCGTACACGGGGAGGTGATCCTGTGAGGAGTGCATTTTCAGATTATTGTCAAGACGATCACGGAGGAAGGATATATAGGAATCGGCTTCATGCGGCCTCCATCTTGTCTTGCCATCAGGTTTCCAAGCGGAATACTAGAAACGACAGTTTTAAGGGCTATGGCACAACAATTTCCAACAACAGCCCAGATAATTTATGACGCAATTGTAGCTGATGCCGGACTGTCTCCACTGATCGGTACTTATGAGTTTGAAAGTACTCCAGGGACGCTACCTGCTATTTCAATCGTTACGCCTGGTCAAGATCTGCCCTCAACTAAACGAATTCAAGGGCTTGAAGTTATTTGCCATGATGTGGGTTACAGCACTCCAATGAATTATCTAACTAAGGATGCGGCTTATGTCATGACTCAGTTTGCTGTATTTGTAATGGGTTGGGAACCTTCGACAGGTCAGCACCTGCAGGATTTTATCGACTTAATGCTGCAGAAATTTCAAGGCTCTTATACCGAGTTTGTTACAACAACTCCTGACGGCCTGACTGCATATACGCAAGCCAAGATAGTTATTCAATCTCACATGCCTTATGACGCAGCAGTCTGAGATATTGGAAATCTAAATTAACGGGCCGAGAAGGTCCGAGTACCTTCATGCGGGCTTTGCCCGTTTTTGTCTATGGCAAACTTCTCTGCGGCCTTCGGGTACGATTTGTACCTTATTCCACTACTTTCCACCTCAGTTGATGTTACTTTTGCGGGTGTAACTGGCGGTATTGGTGTTGGTGCTGGTAATTTCATCGACACAACCACTACTGTTGCTGCTAATGAGAAAGTCACCTATTCCGGTGGCGTCTTTTCGTTGGGTGCAACGCCTGTTGCTGAGCCTACTGATGGCACCATGCAGCCAGTGCGTTTGTCTGGCTTGACTTCTGCATCCCTGGAAACTGATACTGGTTCCGAGGATATCTATACCTACGACGACGAAACTGACGGTTTCAACCAAGCAGTTGCTACGACCAAATCCTGGTCCATGAGCCTTGCTGGTGTTGCTGACTTCAAGGATGCTGGATACCAGATCCTGCGTCTAACTGAGCAGAATACCGTGGCAGATTCGCTGCGTGTCAAGATTGGCCGTGTTGGCCCTACTGGCACCGTTGAGACTGTCTATGGCTACGGCACCCTGATGGGTTATACCGAATCCAACGAAGTGTCTTCCATCGTGTCTTGGGAGTGCAACTTGATGGGTTACGGCAAGTATGTTGCTGAACTTGATGAAAACGCTGGTAATTAGCTGATTGGAGGTATCGCTACAACGGATACGTACAATACTACGACTCCGTTTACCGTTACCGACTCTTCAGGTATTGCTGTTACTCTCTCTGGCGGCTCTGGCGCTTCTGCCGATGCCGAAGTTACTACCGTTGCAGGCAACCTTACTGCGGTTGCAATCACTGTTGCAGGTACGAACTACCAAGTGGGCGACATTATTACCGTCAACGAAGATGCTGGTTCCGGCGTTGCTACTTTCCGAGTCGCAACCGTTGTGTAATTCCTGTAACCGATACTTACAGGTCACTGAACTTACAACTCAGCTACCAAGCCCCGAAAGGGGCTTTTTTCATGGAAGCCTAGCCTAGATATTTTCAGTGCTGTGTCTGACGTTGTCGTAAGAATAGATGCCGATATTGATAAGGCTGTAGATAGTTTCAATAGATTTTTTAAAGAGGTTAAGAATGGCGGCGCTCAGGCTGCTAAGGATCTGCGGGATAACCTAAATCTGGGTGAGATGGAATATGATATTAAATTTAGAGTTGAGGGCGCGAATGTAGTTGCAGATAAAGTAGAAAAAATAGAAGACGCACAGAATAAAGCTGCTAAAGCCGCCAGGGCGTTAAGAGGAGAATGGGCGGGTACTCCTGGCGCGTTAAAGGAACAGATAAGAATATTAAAAGGGTTAAGAGATAATACTATAAAATACAAAGCTAATACAGACGAGGTTAGTGAGGGATGGAAGCTTGTAAACAAAAGGATTGATGAAGCCCAAGCTTCTCTCAAGAAATTAAATAACACAGGTGACGGCGGCGGAGGCTGGGGCAAGGGTCTTGTTGAAAGGTTGACTATTGCAAACTTAGCAGCTAACGCAATTCAAGCTACCTTTAACAAGGTGGCTAGTTCCATTGGTTACGTAATTGAACAGGGCATCAAGTTTGAACAGATCCAGCTAGGGCTTGAGGGTTTCACTGGAAGCGCTGAAGCGGCTGATGATGCAATGCAAAGCTTCATCAGGACAGCAGTTGAGTCACCTTTGAATGTTGAGCAGGTTGCTGATGGAGCTAAAACATTACTTGCTTTTGGCTTGACTGCTGATGAGGCAAAAGAATCAATTGACCGATTGGCAAAAATTGCTGGCGCAACAGGCAGCGATCTGAAACTGTTTGCTAGAAACTTAGGCCAGATTAAATCTCAAGGCAGAGCCTTTACTAGAGACTTACAGCAATTCGGTACTGCTGGTGTTCCTATCTTCAGGGAACTTGCAAAAGTACTGAATAAAACAG